TGGGGCATGAATTGGGCCACTTGGTGGCAGAGCATGTCCTAGAGGATCCCATTTTCGATGATCTGGAAATTCATGCTCCGGATGGTATTGAGTATGAGGCAGATCAGATTGCCCAATCCATGTTTATTCCTCAAGAGGATTGGGAGGAGTTTAAAAAACACCGAGTGAGCACTATGTCCGTGTTTGCTCTGGCCGCCCGCCTTTCCATTTCTCCGGCCATTGTTGCCGGCAGGGGGCGTTTTGAAACAAAAAACTACAAAGTCTTCACCAGCTTGATTGGGCATGGTGAAGTCAGACGGTTGTTCCCAAAACAATTTTGCATGGAACATGATACATGATTTTAGATAGTTACGGGTAAGGCCACGAGCCATAACCAACAGGAAGGACTCGTGGCCTTGAGCAGAAGAACGTGGCATAGTGCCTCGCTTCTCCTACCTGAACGTGACACTTTAGGATAGAGCTTTCATTAGCTCTTGTCAAAATTGCAGATAGCACCCCACGCCCCGCCCTCCCCCGGCGGGGCTTTTCATACCCCAAACCGTGGGCCGCGCATACGAATCACGCGGGGATGATATGCAACAAGTCACAAAAGAAAGCGTAAACTGGCATGAGTACGCACCAGCAAGAAATTGTGAGAATTGCCAGTATGGTAGACGTATTGATGTATATCAGTGCGTCTACCGCTGTGAGCTTAACGATTGGAATACCGGAACACTGTCAATCTGCGATAAATGGACGAAAAAGACGGAATGGCGAAATGGGAAAGACGGCTCACGTG